CCACCCTCTCTTAATCTTAGAGCATTACCCAATATATCATAACCGATATTGTTAGGTGCTTCAATTAATGTTTTACCAGAAGCGTTACTCCAATCCATCATACCCAACTGAGGTATGGTAGGTTGTTGGTCATCGTATGTAGCACCTGATATAGTTCCGTTATTACCACCGCCTGAACTATCGTAAGCAATCGAACCGCTACCTTCCGATAAAGCCCAGTAACCTACTAGATTAGCTAAAGCAACCGAACCGCCTTTATTAAATACAAGGTCGTTTGGGTTGTTGTAGTCAATTAAAGCGTCTGCTAAGGTTAATTGAGCATCGTAAATTTGAATATCAGCTATCGTTATAAGTCCATAGTCAGAATCTATTTTAGCAAGGTCAAATTCATCTACTAGAATATTAGTATCAGTAGTAATTACTACTCGCTTATAAGTCGTTCCTATTGCATCCGTATCAACTCCATTCACATAGATATTAGCGTTTGACCAAGTACCATTTAAAGTAATAGTTCCGCTTACAGATGTTATATTATGAGTAGATGTAAGATTTGCTATCTGTTCAGTTGTATTAGTCGCATCTAATTTAATCCAAAAGCAAATAGATTTTAGGTTTATATTAGGGTCGCCAAAATCAATATCAACCGAATCATTCCCATTAAACTCCAAAGCCTTTCCTGTAAACAACTTAGCGTTGTTCGTGTTGGTAGAAGCGTCAGGAGCGAATTGTCCTGCTTTTTTTACTGTGATGTTAGATATTGATAAGGTTGTTCCACCACCACCTGCCCTCGTTTCTATTTTAAGAGAGTTTGTGTTAGATGCTGTTAAAACAACTGTAAATCTATCATTAGACGAAAACGTGTTAGACCACGTATTCCCTACACCAATCCTAATATTCCCCTTTACGTAATTAGAAATATCAAAAGATAATTGGTATTCTGTACCCGCTACAATAGCAATAGCATTGCTTTGAGTAAATGATGAACTGAAATCAGCGTCTGTCGCATCAGCCTTATCAGTTCCAAGACTCCAACCCGAACCAAAAGTCCAAGCCGTTGTTCCTGTAGGAAAATCACCATCAACCACCAACTCAGCCCCCAAGACATCAGCCTTAGTAAAGCCAAGCCACATTTGTAAGTTCGAACTAACTATACTAGTTAATACGGCACTAAATCTTTTTATTCCTAACCCTATGCCTAAAAACATACGCTATAATTTATAGGCTATTATTGATCCGCCAGTTAAAGCTAGTGACGTAAAATTACCCTGTAAGGTTATTCCAGTAGATACTAGAAAATCTACATCAGCATCTACAATAAAAGATACATCACATGCGCTTATATCTATAGTAGCATCAGCTAGAACTGTAAAAGCTGTGAAGGGCCCTGCGTGCAACGAAGTGTCATTTATTAGAATAGCAGCACTTGGTGCTACTGCTCGCCCTATACTTTTATTTATTGCATCTAATAATATTTCTTGATCTGTACGTAACATAATATATGTTTTAATTTATAATTAAATTAATAGCCTCTATTTGACTTGCTGTTATTTTTGTTGGTAAAATATCTTCACTTACAGTATGTAGCTCAATATCAACCGTTATATCTAACATTTCTTCAATTTTAGCTACATGAGTTTTTCTTCTTTCTATAACTTCAAAGTTTTCTTTTTCAAGTTTAGCAATAGCTTCTGTATCATCTTTAAGTTGATTAGCTTGCTGTGATAATGCTAAAAACTCTTTAGAAGGGCTTGCCATGTCTTCTAACTTTGATAGTTTTTGTTTTAGTGTAGTTATATTTTTAGCCACTACTAATCCAAATTTTACGCCTTCCAGATCTTTAACTAATTGTAGTCCATTAAATAAATCTACAAATTCTCTGTTTTTGTTTTTAAAAGTCAACATATATAAAAAATTAATTGGTTACTATCCTATACGATACATGGTAATAGCACTTGCACCTGTACGTCTTAATCTGAAGGTTCCTGTACCTATAGATACTGCATTATCTGCCGCATCTTGCGCATGTACTACCATATTCCCAACAAGGGTTACACCAGTACCAGCTGTTAAAGTTACATTCTGGAGTCCATCCGTGGCTAAGTTAATTAAAATCCAATCAACCGCATCATTATCTGCAGTTAAACTTAACCCTGATACTAAGTTAGCAGCAGTATCGGTTGCTTTACTTCTATCTGTTGTTGGAGTACATTGTACTATACCTGTAAGAATGTTAGCTGCACTAACAACTGTAGTACCGTCATCTGTTGTAGCTTGTGTTCCTTGGTATTTAATTATCTGTGGAGTAGAAGAAGAACGTGCGTATAACGGCTTTGCAGCTACTACTAAGTTTCCTGCATTTACAGTAAGACCTTGAAGAATGTCTACCGTAAGTGCAGTTGTTCTAGAACCTCCTGCTGTAAATGTTTTTAATAAAATGTTACCAGGCGCACCTGATACTCCATTTCCTGCAGATAATTCTAAATTACCTCCAGTTCCATTTCCTACACCATCACCTGCGTCAATTATTAAAGCACCACCAGCAGCGTTTCCGCCTCCACCATCAGCACCCTTAACAGTCAACTCTAGCCCTGCTGTACCTGAGGCAGATGTCATAGCTGTTATAGTATGTGCTTTATAGTCATTTGTATTACCTACTACAATTGCATTAGCAGTTGTACCACACAAGTGTAATTGCCCAGCAATAGTAGGTACACTAGGAGTACTATCTCCTATAAATACTTTACCATCCGCATCAACAGAAATACCTTCTTTTGTACCGTCTCCTGAAACAAAACTTCTACCTGCTGCGTGGTCTAAATTAATATCATGTGCATTACAATCTAAATCAGCAGTTAAGCCTCCTAAACTTGCAGCAATAGTAATTGCTCCGGCAGCATTTGTAATAGTTACATTAGTACCTGCTGTAAGAGTAGAAACTGACGGATAACCAGTAGTAGCATTACCTATTAAAAGTTGTCCGTGTGTAGACATTGTAGATGTTGCAAACTGGTTTGCGCCAGACGCATATAGTATAGATCCTTTAGCAACTACTCCTAAACCTGTACCACCAGAACTTACAGGGCATGAACCTGTAATTACAGTATTAAAGTTAACTCCTTTAGTAAATTGAGCAGAAGTATTATCACACAAATTCAGATCTATACCTGCAGGTAATACTGATAAACTTATATTGTTTGAAACAGTTGATGCAGTCAACATACTCGTAGTAGCTGACTTTATACCTTTATAATTTAACTGATTCTTATTAGTTATATTTACATATAGAGACTCAGAATTACTTCCCACAGTTGTTACACTTGGAAATAAATTAGTAAGAGGATACTTCTTAGCTGAATTGTTACCAGTGTTAGTAACCAACAGGACGTCATTTGCCGCTGCCGATGTTTTTGCTAGTGTGGATAGTGATTTTATTTCTGCCATTTTATTTTATTTAAGATTAGAATTGTTAACCGTAATTACAATTCCGTTAATAGTTATTACTGATTCCACTTCGACAGTCTTTCCAGACTCTGCATTACTTACAGGAAGTTGACATTGTCTACAATAATTTTGTACAAAATTAATAAATTTACCTAAGTAGTTCTTACTGTGAGGCTTAGTTGGAGGCTCTTCGCATAGAACCCATCCAGGCCATACTCCAGGAGCATACTTAATATAAGGAAGATCTGGCAAGGCCATTCCAGTGTACACAGAACTTGAAGTGCTGAACACCTCTAATTGAGTACCTGATACATGTAAACTATCACTAGACTCTAGATACTTCAAAGTGTAAAATTTTTCTCTGGTTGTCCCAGAAACCTCAGCACTGTAATTATACTTGTACGTTTCTCCCACTTTGTATCGCCTAGACCCAGACCCTATAATTCCTAATGACAAATGCTCTACAATCGGAAGAGTGTTTGCAGCTTTTGCTTTACATGTTTTAAATTCTCCAGTACTAGGAGTAGCAGGGTCTGCACAATTGTATATACAATCTAAGCCTTTTTTACTCATAAGGTATTCTACCAGTATAAGTTTCCACGCATCTCTTGTCACACAATCTGATTTACCAGTTATAGTGTTTATAAATGCGTTTGTACCAGCAGTACCAATACACTTTCTAATAACTTGTAGCTGCTGCTCTGTGTTGGCAGGCATGCAGAATGCAGGAGAATATAGATTATCTATAAATCCATACTTACAAGGGTTACATTGTTCCCCATTCGCTCCATTTTGAGTAGACGGATCTGTACATGGGAGGGACGCAAACTCGTTATAATTGTTTGCTTCTGAATCTGTACATCCGTAATCAGCGCATAAGCTTTGATTACACGACCCATTACCAGTTGCAGGGTCTATAGAAGAATCGTATGTACCCGAAGCTGGATCACAGCACCCGCAAGCTCCACCATCTCCTAGAGCCCTTGCGCCTGATGCACTAATGTTAAGATTAAACCCACCGGACACATCGTCCATTCCACTAAATTCTCCTGAATTAAATAACGCAGTTAATTCGCCGTCAATATCTGTGATATGACATACACAGGCTCCTGAGTAAATCCCACTGTTTACAAGTGGTTGATCTCCTGAGAGTATATATATTGTATATAAGCCTGCATCTATATTTGAAACTAGAAAAGAAGTACCCCCGCCTGTCTGTGTGGACACAATGGTTACCCCATTATCTATACCTTGCGTACTTAAAAAGTTACCGTCATCAATCACACTACTAAATCCTAAGTAGTTAGTCCCTGAAAGCTGCACATTATCGCCTTCATCAATTCCTACCGTATTATTAGTGTTAACAAATCTAAAACTAACAGGACCACTGTATGATGTATTTGAAATTGTAAAAGACCCACTGCTAGTTCCAGTTCCAGCACATGTGTCTGGAGGAATTTGACTAACTATGCTCCAATTATTAAATGAATGACAATTCTCCTCTACCTCGTAGTAGCAGGTCCCATCATTTGTGTTTGCAGAAGGTTCGTAGTTACACGCTGATGCATTTGTACAGCCATTAACTACTAACTCACTGCAAGTCCCATCATCTTCGGTAGCGGAAGGGTCATAGTTCATAAACGTAGGATCTGTACATCCTAGTGACTGCGTAGTAATACATGCAGTTGCTACAGAGCCAGTTGGAAATATTTCATCACCATATTCAGGATACGTTTGTGTGAATTCATAAGATACTTCACTGTATTCTATATATGTAGGATCTGTACACCCACAAGGGCTTCCATAATTTCCAGTTAGAGAAGTCCAATTCCCAGCCCCATCAATAGCGGGGAATCCACCTACATACCCAGCACATGTACCATCGTCCACTGAAGCAGTTGAATCATAATTACATGCAATAGGATCTGTACATCCCGGATATAGATAGTCAAACGCAGACTCACACTCTTGACATAAATTCTCTCCTGTCAGATAGTCTCCTAAACCTCCCGATTCATTAACTTCCACAATACTAAACACTTGCGGTCCATTGGGAAGAAGAGTTATATTACAGATGTCCATAAGCCCATTATCTCCAGATATTTCAATATGTAGAGTCCCCAGCTGTGTGCCAACGTTAGAATTTATACTAGAAACAGTTGTACCAAAAGAAGTTGTCTCTTGGAAATTATAGATTCCATTCAATCCTTCGTCCTCATCCTGCGCAAGATGTATTGCAGTTTGGGTATCAGAGTATGACCACTCAGTTTGGTCGGGGCTCACTAGGACAGTGTTCGCCACAGTAGCGCCTGTACTTTGATTTATAGTATAATATGTTGTAAAATAGCTAAAATTAGAAATATAAACCCCTATTGGAATATAATTTAAGTTTAAAACCCTTTGACAGTACTCGTATAAAATAGATGTCTGTAAAAAAGAACTAGCGGTAGCCTGTAAACTCCAAGCAATGTTTGTGTAAGCTTGGAGTGTCGGACTAGTTACGTTCCCAAGTTGGTATGTAAAGTACATTTTAAACTCACAAGCTTCCATTGCCTCAGTATTCTGATATGCAAGGGTCCAAGTAAACATGTCATCAACCGTAGTCTGTAACGTTTCAGATGACGCAGGTGTACCGTAGCAGCTGCTTGGGTTGGTGTCATAAAAAAGGCTATAAGTATCAGCGCCTATGTAATTAAAGGCTGTAGGATCATTACAACCAATTTTTAGTACTTGTACTATTAAATATGAAGCACACCCCTCTAATTCATGTGTACTATTACTATCCACATAACTTATCTTGTAGATGTAAGCGCCTCCAGGTAGGTTTGCGGTCAATCCGCCTGTGATAGTTGTTGTTGATGCGTATGTAGTAGTTGTAGGGGTTGCCTCAGAAGTCCCTAAACTCCAATATAAAACTGAATTATATGGATCGGCACTAACTTGATCATATAGGGCGTCCGCGGAAGCGTTAGTGACAAATAGGGTTTTTCTTTCAAGTTTTATTACCCCTCCACTGCCATCAATCTCCACAGAGTCATCAAGGTTAAAGGAGTAATCCGCAGAAGTAGTATTATCTACTATAGTAGCAAAACTTACATTTAGTGTAAAAGACCCATCATTATTAGTACTTGTCGCATGCTGTAAGCTAGTAGAGTTTAGATTGAATGCCCTCGTAGGGTCAGAGATCTCAACGTCGTGTATCTTTATAATATTAACTGCGTCAGTTGTATTATCATTAGTATTAGTATGTAACACTCCTGATGTGTTATGGCACCACCTACACACATCAGCTTCGCCTACTCCTTCTGCCAAGTAGTTTACTGCAGATGCAATGTGGCAATTTACAGAAGCTTGCGCCTCAAGGGTAACTATTCCCGAAACAGAGGCAGTCTCCACAAGTCCGTTGGCGTCAGTAACTGAAAACGTATACTGCTGTGTAGGTAGTGTAGTACCGCTTAGGTTAGTTATTTGTAAGGAAGTGTTACTAGTATTAGTAGCATCAAAGGCACTATTACTGCAGGTAGTATCTGAAGGTGGGCATGTAAAATTAAGATCGTACGGAGGTGTACCACCTGACCAACTCAGATCTATATACCCACTACTAGCAACTCCTTCCGGAGATTGAAAATCATCAACATCTACGACAAAAAAAGCATCATCTGCATTATCATATGTACAACAGATAGATTGCTGCACTAAAGTATAAATGTCTGATGCCGAATTTGCAGCAGATTGGTTGGCAAAATTATTAATTGAATTAGTTTCCGTACATCCCGTAGGCCACGGAGAAGCTAGATAGTAGTTATTAGCATTTGGGTCTCCACAAACTTTTAATACAGGTAATTGAGGATCAAATTCAGGTCCCCCCTTAATTGTAGTTACTACTAAGACTGATCCTCCAGTCCCACCAGTTCCATTCTGTGGAGCTTTCCCCATTCCAAATTCCCCTATAGACCCTGTAAATGATCTAGTGGATGATGTTTTTGGAGCAAACCCAATGTTCTTATCCCCATACTGATTTAGCAGTTCTGGGTTTATGTCAATTAAAGAAGTCTTACTATTTGTAATAAAGTAATCCTTACTGTTAACATATATGTAATTACGCGCACTAAATCCTTTATTAGAGGTAACAGATATAGAATAGGCGTAAATATTTTTAGTTGGGGTAGGAGTAAATTTTACAGAATATATAAGATCGGACGAGTTAGAAACTGCGTCCGAATATAAATAAGTAATATCATCTAAAGATATTCGTTCAGTTCCCTGCGAGAGATCGTCAAACCCTATAGTAAGTGTTATGGTATTACTTTTAGAAGCCTTTCTATTTAGAATATTTAAAGGGATGGCTATTTCAGTTCTTCTAACATTATCTCTACTTGACGTAGTTGCTGTATAGCCGCTACTTTTTACAGTAGAATTTTCGTAACTTATCTCAAATCCCGTATGGGATGAAACACCTATTCCTTCCTTTGAGAATACATTTAAGATTACAGTTTCATTATGTACTAGTGCCGTTACAGCTGTAAATTGATAAGCCAAATTAGTAGGATTTAATAGTTAGTAACTGCCTGATCCCGAAGATACAGAATTTGAATTTCCACATCCACATCCATTTGAACATAGCTCTATTGATTTATTATATTTATTTTCAGCGTCTTGGACTGCTGCTTGTAAAATCATAGAGTTAGGACCTTCAGAACTGCTTAAACTTTTTAAAACAAATTCTGCGGACCTTTTAAATAAAAACATTTTTTGAGCATCTAAAAGACTTTCATTACACTTGTCATCTGTGCAGTCACAGTCCACAGCTGTGTACATCTTATCTGCGATACAACAATCTATAGTCTTACCTAGTAGTAGGGCACCATAAGATTTTACACTTGCATTAGCAGATGTAGTATTTAACTCAAATAAATTTACCCCTTTCCAATCTATACCTAATGCTTTAAACTGAGCACTTGCAATTGTAATAGTAAAAGTACCAGTAACTCCAGTAGCAGATGAGTGGCTAGTATTGTTAGGATTTACTATAGCTATTCCCGCAGACACATTCACTGGGCTGGGGTATACTCGTATATTTCCAAAAGTCTCGTTTATAAGACTATATTTTATTAATATTATATCAGAATCAGAAGATTCTATAACACTTAGTATTGCCATTAGAAAGGTTTTTTAAATTATAAAAAAGCTACTAAGGGAACCAGTCCCTTAGTTGCTTAGTATTTTAAAGAATATTACTAGTCTATTAATATATACTCTACAATAATATCCAAATCTGCTGTGCCGCCTGTTAAAGCTGCAGTACCTATTGCTACTTTAATTGCTGTACCATTAGATGTGCTATCAGCTGTTGCTACAACACTTTCTCTTTGAACATATCCAGCTGCGATTAAGTTAGCTTCTGTTAATGCTGATGTAGTAGTTACACCTCCTGCAATAATAGTAATTGTTGCATTATTTGAAGATGAATCTATTACTCCGTTAGAAATTACAGTTGTTGCTGTAATAATTGCATTTTTAGGAATTAATGACGTGTTTGCTAGTGCTTGTGTAGCTACTCCAACACCATCAGACGCTAAGTATCTTGCATAAGCTTGTCCGTATTTTACTTCTCTTTGTGCCATTTTATTTTATTTTAAATATTAATATTAAAGTATAACGTTTCCAAATCCAGCACTAGCGCAATATGCGTTCATAGCGTTTTCAAATGCTAAAGCATTGGTACCTGAACCTGATGTATTAACTACCATAATCTCAATAAGATTATCTACACCGTTAATAGAAGAAGATGTACTACCGTCTTTAGTAGATACAATATTCCACACATCGTAATTAGTATCTGCAACCGCTGCTAATGCAGGTTGGTTAGGCATTTTTAATCTATCGTAGTATCCAAACTGAATACCTTGTAGATTTTCTTCTAATTCACGAAGTAAGTTACCATCGCCTACACCTGGATCAGGATTTGCTGATACAGAAGCTATATGAGTTTGTGTACCTCCATCATAACTTTCTACAATAAGTTGAATGTTTGCTGGAGCTTCTTCCCAAACGTTTCCGCTTTGAGCTACATCACCTCTTAATGCTCCTGAAAATATAACTGTTGCACCTGCTGTAGCATCTGCTGTTGCGTTTAACCAATCAGGAATATTATTTAAAGCTTCAAAAGCTGTTTTTACTGTTGCATCTGCATCTGTGTGAGGTTCTGAAGCTGCAATTGCTGTAGAAAAACTAAAAAATTCTGGAGCTGGTCCACCAATTCTTACAAACTTTAATACTAAAGTTCCTGCTGCTGCAGAAGTTGCTGCAATAGTATTAGTTACTGTACAAGCTACTGGAGACTGTTCAGATTGCCCTGACCAGTTAACTATGTTACGTCCGTCAATCCATGGAGAGAAACGGTTACCGCTTGCATGCCCTTGAGCGAAGCGAATTCTTGGTGCATTACCTATAGTATCTCCTAAAACTAGGGCTGTAGGTCCATTTGCACTTTCTTTTTGAATCATTACACCACCTGCTGCTACTGCACCTGTTGCTGCTGTAACTGTTGCTGCGGCTTCTGCGCCAATTATCAAATGTCTTGCCATTTTGATTTAATTTTAATTATTATTCATTTTTACCTAACTCATTTAAATGAGTCTTATAGCGGGGATCTGAAATCCCTTCTAAGATACCGCTTACTGTCATTGCAACGATCTCTTCATGAGTATGTTGCGGTAAGTCACAATTTATATTTAAACTGTAACTCACAGTTGCAGGTTTTCTTAAGTACTTTAATTTTACGCTGTATGGAAGAACAGATACTAAATCTGAAGAACTCATACTTACTTTTTTAATTAGAGTATATACAAATATAGAATTATTATCGAACATACCTAAAATTCTATCATCTGACGGCTTATTAAAAGGATCTTTAAGTAATCCTAAAACATCATCATGTTGAACATATGTAATTGCCTTAGATATACCAGGAAATTCTTCTCCTAGCTGTCCTACAGCTGAATACAAACTAGAATCTACCGACCAGTTATCACCAACTAGCCATCTTTTCAGTCCGGCCGTTTCTGTTGAATCAACGGACCCATCATTTTGAAGTATAAGTTTAGACGTGATATTAAAGTCAGTTAGACCTGTACTTTCCATAGCTGAGTTAGCATAAAAATAACTCCACTCTGGCTCGTCGAAATAATACCCTACAGTCTCAGAAATTATTGTGTCTCCCGTATCCAAATCAACTATAGTTCTTATAGAGTCATAGCTATAATTTAGAGTGTCCTGTATTGTAAGGTACGATGTAAAATCTACTGCATTCTGTGACCCAGTTGTGTTTGCAATAATGGCACCCGTATTTAAATCAACAGAATTACCTTCAGTAAGTAGTGTGTCTGCAATTAAGCCTGCAGCCTCTGCAGTGAGTATATTTCCCCAAACATCTAAATCTAACTCTACTGTAAATTTCTCAGGAACTACCACCCCATCATATTCTTCGTAGTACACTGATACACCCTCAGCAACTGTATTTAAAATACTAGTTATTATATATTGTTGGTATTCTAAATTTGGGTCTAGTACAATATTAAGTACTTTTCCATTAACAGTCACTGTCTCAGTAAACTCCGCTGTAGGGGCACCTAAAGATCCGGATATAATAAATTCATTTGGGGTATTACCATATCCATTGGTATCACTTGCAGTGTTTCCTATATTATCCAGAAATCCGGTATTATCATAATCCACACTCCAGACACTCTTACTGAATGTAGCTCCATTTCCAATTTCAAAGATAGAAGAAATATTTCCTGGATCTACATCTGTAACGTCAGTGGCAACACTAGCGCCACCTAAAATATCTACATCAGCTCTCCACCCAACAAGTACGCCATTACGACCGTACAATTTCAAATCTTCAAGCATAAATGTAAATGTAGCTCTTTCGCTTGTACGTGTAGATAGTTCAAATCTAACATCATTCTCACAGCTAGCGTTCTGCAGTACATTGCAGTAACTATTTATATGGTATAAGTAATTAGCAGGAATAGTAAACTTATCTACGTATAGAAAGTCTACTTTACCAAAAGTTTTCCTGTTACTTAAAATTCTACGTTCTTGGAAGTATACATACTCCTCCGAAGAAGATACGAGACTACGTAAGTCATCAATGCGCTTCTGAGATTCCTCAAATCCTTTACGGTAAATATTATTTTTACCATATTTAAGATTAACAAAGCGCATTATAGACTTATTTAATTCCATGTCTATTTCCTGCGAAAGTAAACTGTCAGCCTGGAGTGAATTAATCTTATCCACTCCCTGCTGGACAGCAATATGCATATTATTAATATTCATAAAATCATACTAATATTAAAGTGCCAATTCTTTGAGCTTTGCTCTAAGAACTGTCAACGTTCCTGAATTCTTTTTATCTTTTAAGAAAACAACTGCATCTTCTACTGTATCACCTATTATCTCATCAATGAATATAATTTGGTTTCCAATTTTACGGAGCACACTTGCTGTAACTAATTCTTCAATTTCTGCTTTTATTTCTAAATTTTTATCTTTTGCAATCTTTAAAAATTGCTTAGTATTAGAATCTTTAATTTCATATAGAGCATTTTCAACTTGCTCAGCAGTTAATCTATCTGGATTTGTATTTGACATAAGTCTTAATACTCTTTTCATATTCTTAGGGTCACCTGAGAGTTTAATAAACTCTTTATCAGCATCCTTCTTAAATTGAATCTGCGTATTTTTAACTTTATCTTCTCTACTTAAGTCTTGAATGTAAAATCTTTTTCCAAAGTCTTTTGACATCTCTTCTTCTGTGAGAGCTACATGAGGATGCTTAATTGCAAACTTGTATTTAAGATAATCCATAATACTAATTGGAGATCCATCTTCATTTAAACCAATCTCTAATTCTACCCCTGTAAATCCTACAGGTATTGTCATTTCTGCCCAGAATTCTTTAGAATGTTTTGGCCAATCATTATGTGACGGGCTAACATCTAAAATACCTTCCATTAATTTTTTTTCTTCTAAAGGATCTAGTCCTTTCAAAGGTTGTCTATTTACATAAACACTACTGAGTCTTGTTACAGCCTCAGCTTGCACTGCTTTAGGTAAGTGATTATTAATCTCCTTACGCCTAATAAATACTTTTTTACTCATAACTTCTCAGTTCTTTTAATTTTTATTTGTTAATAGGGGGAAAGAATAGCTCTCCTATATTTAAAGTTAAAGATGTGGGGGACTAGCCCCCACAACCTAACCAAAAACCAATATATGTAAACCGCAACGAATTGCCTTTATGAAGCCACACACGTGATGTCGATAGAAGTATCAAAACGCTTAAGCGCGATACCAGCTGTCTTCAACATGTGTACAGATGCACCATCCACGTCAGACGCTCTAGAAGAACTAGAATCAAATCCACGAGGAACTACAGAACCTGCTACGCACCATCTCATCATTTCACGACCTTTCTTAGAGATCATTTGTAGGTTACTTTGACCATCATAGTTAGATTGATCAACGAATACCATACGGTAAGACTCAAGTGAGTACCCTGTTACTGGGTGTTTTGCACGAGCTTGTGCTACAGCACCGTGATCAAACATAGGTAATTTAACTACGTTGATTACGTGACCATCCATATGCTCATACGAATTAAAGTATCCAGATAAACCTAAGTTACGTCCAGATCCTGTGATGAAACGATTCTCTCCACCTACTTTCCAAGCACCTGCGGTAGTTGTGAAATGATTTTTAAGAGCTTCATCAAATTCACGGGCACCACCGGTACCAGTGTATAAAGTAACTTGCTTATTAGCAGTGTCAGTCATTCCGTAGAATAAGTCACCAATAATATTTTTAAGTTTAGTTTCAGTCATTGTAGAATAAGTATCCTTGTTGATTACTTGTTCTAGTAAACCAGGACCTACGATTACAGGTTGACCATTCTCATCTTTCATTTGGGTGTGCCCATTTGAATCATAAGATTTTTGACCATACCAGTAGTACATCTCACACTCTTCTTTGAAGTCAAGCATGTGTAAGTACTCTTCGTAATCCATCCACAATTTAGTTGTAGAACCACCTTTAGTTGGTAAAGAAAATTCAGCTACAAAATCTTTAGCATTACCAGACATGTGGTAAGACTTACGAACTGTAGTTAATTTGTTACGAACTAAACCTGGAGTTTCCCAATTAGAAGCATTCCCACGAGAGAAATCAACTCCTACTGGAGCGTACATTTGCGCAAACAAAGCTCCGGCAGTAATATCTGCTACAGGCATTGCTGCAGTAGCTGCAGGGTTTACTAATTGTAAAGTATATACCCAGTCAGTACCCTTTGATTCAGGTGCTTTCATGATACGAGCTTGTACACCCGATTGAGATACTAATACGTAAGGAAATACAAAGTGCTTATCAGGGAAAGAGACCTCAAAAGTTGATCCTCCTACTCCAATGTTACTGCCTGTGCTAGTTGCTGCTACTGGACGAGTTCTCAATCGTTGTGTTGCCACACGATACTCATACTCTAATCGGTCAATTGACTTAGCGTTACCAACACCTTCAGTTAAGAAAGATAGTGGAAAACGTTTATCATCTTTACCTGATAAATGAGTAATGATTGGAGATAGTTCAGCAGGCTTAGACAACAACGCGTTTGCAAGACTGTTCGAGTCAGTCATTTGCGAATCGTTATAAAACGTTTTTTGAACGCTTATATTTGTTCCATTTGCCATTTTTTATCTATTTTAAAAGTTATATATGCAGTCGTGTTTCCACTAGTTGCCTAAGTTAATAAATCGAGACTTAGTTCATCAAAATCAACGTTTGTCTTTCTTCTGGATGCTTTATCAGCACTCTTAAGAGATTTGCCAGTTCTAGATATTTTGTCTTTAAGTGATTTTGCACTTACTGTTTTAGCTTTAGTATTTATGATTTTATCCAAATCAAATCCTCTATACATGAGGTAGTCCATAGCTAACTTAACATCTAATTCGGCATCTTTATGATCCAAATCTCGTTGTGTTTGACCTTCTTTAGTCACGGGTTTAGAGATATATTCAAAAAATTTCTTTTTATCTCTAGCTGGTAAAGTTATTCCTGCAAGTTCGGTAGACTCATCAATTGTTTTATTTAAATCACCCCAAAACTTTTCTTGCTCTTGGTACGCTTCCTGTTGTTGTGCTTTCTGCTTAACAACTAGTTCTTCTCTTGAACTTGCTTGAACTTTAATTAAAGCGTCTTTTGCTCTTGATGCTTTATCAAACAGTTTACCACTGTCTTCGTAGTCCTCAAGAATTTCATCTATGAATTCCTTATCATGACCTTTAACATTAAAGTATTCTGCTAATACAGTTTTTTGCATTCCAACATCATCTTTAGAGATGCTCAATTCAGTATAGTCATTAGTAGCTCCAAACGTTTCCATAAATTGTTTAGAATTCCCACCAGCCATAGTGTATTCTAAATGTTTTTTAATTATAGGAAACTTTTCAAACAAACCTTCAAGTTGATCTTCAGCCATTTTACCTGCTGCGTCCTTTGTAAGAGCAATTAAGCCTTCACTAGTATCTTCGTAATCTCCTTCAAGGTCGTATCCCAGCTTAGCTAGTATTTCAGAAACAACAGAATCATCCTCAACAGGTTCTTCTTCTTCTTTGTCTTCTTCTACTAGTTTGTCCTCTTCTGGTACAACGTCGTCTTCTTTTGGGTCTTCTATTTCAAGTTCGTCTTGAATTACCTCTTCTACTACTTCTTCTTCAACACTATCTTCTATAGCATCTAACGATACACCTTCTCCTGCAATTACGTCATCAAAGGTTATATCGTCTAATTGTATTTTTCCTGGGTCAGTCATGATATTTGGTTTTTACAAATTTACTAATATAATAGTTAGTTTTACACTTAACTTATATTTTAGAAGCGTGTTTATTATATAACACTTATTCCCCTATATATCTATAGTACACCTTCCCTATTGCTTTTTCATTAATAGGATTCTTACTGTTTTTCTGAAGCTCCGCAGTTGTAGGTTCATTCTTTTTATGCCAAGGTTTAGAGGAGTATCCGTCATTATAGTACTTATCACCCCCAGCAGTTATCCCCATGTGACTATAATTTCTATCTGCATCAGATCCTTTGTAAAATTGAACTATATCGCCTGGAGTTTGTTGCCCTTCTGGTACAAAATCATACCCATGAGATTTATAGTTACTAGCAAACTTGTCATTATCCTGCTCTAACCTCCCATCCCATTTACCTGACTCTCTCAGTATCTCTGAGGTAGATGACACACAAGTATTACCATAACAGATAGGAGTTCCTCCCGGAGATTTAAACTGTGCGCCAAATGCTAGTGGGCTAGCATACTCTATACCCTTTTGGACTGCAATAGCCGCTGCTTTATACTGCATAGGTATATTTGAGAGAAGCTTACTCCAAGCAGAGTTCGGCTTTTCACCATACGCTTCTGGAAACCATGACTGGCTCAGTCTACTAAAATCTCTTTTGTTATCTGCTGCAGTTTGTGAATTCTGAATTACAATATTATCATCAAACCCACCTTTCTGATATTTACCTTTAAATCCTCCAGTCTTTTGTTTTTTATTTAAATCTTTTGTATTATCTCCTGGCACATTACCTCTTACGTTCCGTACCATTTCAAGCGTACCCGCAACTAAAGCGTCAGCGGCCTGCCTAGCAGGTTTTCCTTTTGATAGCGCGGCTGGCACCATAGGGAGTGCAGCGAGAGTACTTAATAACGCATCAGTGTACTCGCCTTTTGCGTAATCTTTATCTGCTTGTTTTGCGTACTTAGCCCAAGCAAATGGGTTTATATTATCAAGAACATAGTCATCAATGATGTTTCTGTTTGTGGAATTTATAGGGATACTGTGAGGCATGTCCTGATTTCTAACACTGTACCCAAATGCAGTCATAGGACTTGCAGCATAATCAGTCAACTTTTCACCCCAGGAAGGCTCTTTATACGCCATAGACCTATTCGATGAATTTGGCGTTGATGAAGTTAGTTTTTGCCCTTGTAAATCTAAAACATCCTTAGAATAATTATGTACTGATGTATTATCAGATACTGAAGATAAATCTTCGTACGGATCAAACCCACCTTTCTGTTTATAAAAAGCTGACATGTTTTTTATAGTATTACCTGCATCTCCTATATGTGTTGAATACCCTGAACCACTGCCAGAATTCCGCATTGTTTTTACTAAATCTGGAGGCAATATAAACTCATCAGCACGGGCTGCATTATAGGGACCATTACTAAGCTTTCTTGCCTTAGAGGTACTATTTATCATATTGAATGACTCCGCAGTTGACTTATCAGTAGTTATATTAATCAATCTTCTCGGATCGCCAGGCGCTAAATAAGCTGCTTGCCCCTCAAGCCTAGGTAAATTTGTATTACGTTTAGTATTATTTACATAGAATTCATTTGCACTATTTGAAAACCAATTCCCATCCTCATAGTTTTTAAAACTCTTTGAGGTTACGTTTGCATCTTCTATTCTACTTAATCTAACTGCATCTTTTTTTGGAATTATTTTAACTCCATCCTTTGTAAATGCTGAAACTCCTTTTGGGAACATAGCTTTTGCGCCCGACCCAAAAGTTTTCAAAGCTTTTCCATACGGAAATAAAGCTTCAAAAGTTAAATGTGAGGCGTCTGCATCAGGTATATTCATCCCATGGCTATTTAACCACATCTCACTAGTTTTATTCGTCTCATACTCCGCCTGAAAGTCCATATTAGCTTCCATTTCTGGAGTTATTGCATTAGGATTTGGTTTTGTATAATTTACATTAGTACTTTCAGATACTGAAGATAATTTTTCAAAAGGGTCAAACCCACCTTTCTGAAAACTTTTGCTGCGTAGAGAGCCTTTAAACTCTTCAAGATCAAACCCGCCATTTTTATAGTCTGCTGGTGTTTCTATAACTGTACCTTTGTCTTCTCCCATAGGAAGATTACCTACTCCAGGAGGAACATTCTCATAACTCCTAACTAAGCTACCCTGTTTATCAACCTTTTTAATGTCAATAGGATAATCCATGTCCATAGTATTAAAGCTCCCAGTAGATTCAGGAAAAACCATTGAAGTCCCTTCAGGTTGATTACTCAACCCTTCCTTCTGCTGTTCAGGAGTTTCTGCAACTTTTGCTTGTTGCATCAAGTCAGTCATAGGCACCTTAGTGGCTATTGACTGCTTTAACATGTCCATTGGATTTAAACTCAATTTTCGCTAGATTTAGATTTATCTTTTGATTGTCTTTCTTGTGAAGCTAAGGATTCTCTATTCTTCCTTTCACCGGATTGTCTATCGGCTGCAGACTGTCTTTCTCGTGACCTAGAGTCCTCTCTCTTGAGACTTTCATCGTTCCGCTTAGATCTACTACCCTCGATCGCTTGAGAGGCCTGTACGTCGACCTGACGCTCTTTAACGTTTAAATCTCCTTCCTGCTTATCAACTTGGGCATCCAGTTTCATCATTTCAACCTTAGCACGGATCATTGCAACTTCAATATCAGTCTCACGATCCTTTTCCTTATTCATATTTTCATTTTCTGCCTCAGCTTGTTGCTGTTGAAGAAGAGCTTGTTGCATTTCTTGTTCAGCTTGTTGTTGTGATTGCTCTAATTCTTGTAGAGATTTCTCAGCTGATGATATTTTACCTTTAATGTCTGTGAAGCTTTCCGCATCGAACATCTCCGCGATAGTAGAAGCAGGTACACCATTTTGAATCATAGATTGAGACAGTTGCTTAATAGCATCTAACTTATCTTGATCTTTACCAGAGTCTGATACAAATATTCCGTACTCAGATTCCATATGCTCCATAGATTCTAAATCTAGGAACTCTGTAACACCGTCAGCCATAACATACATAGCCTTTTTACCATTAATCCAAGCTTCCTTAGAATAATCTACTAATGCTTGTAAATCTTTTTGCTCTAACCTTCCAAATTTGCGAAATAGATCTTCTGTAATATGAGAAGACTGTACAATAGCTTGTTGAGAAGTAGCTTTACCTTCATAACTACCAACTTGTCCTTGTCTTTGTCTATTTACACCAGATAATTTTTCCCATTCCTCCATGATAGAGTTAAGAAGAACAATATACTGCTCAATAGTCTTAATAGACATATCAAGTACAGATTGATGCTGTGGAGAAAGTTGTACACCTTCTTTATTGTAATCTACCCACGCAACACCCGTACCTTCTACATAGTACATAAATTTATCCATGTCCCATTTTTTTGGAATCATGTTAATATCAAATTGTACAATAATATCTTTACTTCTAGCAATTGCTAGTTCAAGTCTATATTTATATATATTATAATTCAATTGGTAAGGAATACCAAGGGATACTAATGAAATATTTCTCGCATTTCTGTCTGAGTACTTTCTACCGTTTATAGGAAGCTTACATAGAGAAGGATTATCTAAAGAAACTCTTTGATTAGAGATTGGTTTCATTTTTACATAAATATCACCATCAATTCTAGTTCCTTCCATTACTTCATTTACCCACATCCAAGTTAAGTTAGCTCCTTGCTCTTTAAGCTCAATTGGCATTTTGAATAATTCATCTACTTCTATTTCTTCTATTGTGCCTGTAGTAGGATCTGTAAACTCTAAAAAACCAATACGTTTTCTAGACTTCCAGTAAACATTTACAACTTCTATCAATCTACTTCTATGTGCATTTTCATCTGAAGATGCACTCTCAGGTCTAAACGCTAAGTATGAATGTAAGTCGTGATTTTCAGGATTTTCTAGTTTTAAAACCTGCTCAGGAGTAAGTTCGTCGTAGTAGTGATCTATTATTGTAGATGCATGCACAAACTTACGTACAAGGGCCCAATCGCCATCTTCTACAAACTCTAAATCTGGATCTTTGTCGTAGTCTACATCTATAGGGTTTAGTATATCATAAAAAGGTTCATTACCTCTCACACCTCTGTGAGTATACACTTCTCCAGTAATTAAAAAATCAAACCAAGCTTTATTAAGCTTTTCATAGATTTCTTCGCTATACATAATATAGTTTAACGCTCGTTGCCCATGTACAGCTCTTGCATCTACATAAGACTTTTCAAATTGTTCAAGTATGTTTTCAGGAAGCTCTACTTCTTCAGTAGGAACGCCTGTTTCCATTCCCTGCTCATTAAGCTTATTAATAAAACTCTGTTCTAAGTTTTTATAAATAAGCTGTTGCTTTTGTGTTTCTTTATTAGAAACAGTATCCGCATTCTTTACAGTAACAGTATAATTAAGAGGTCTTTTAGACTTTTCTCCTAATAGGAGATCAATTATAGGTTTAATGATAGGGTAGTTACGCATTTTCGAAGGAAAATTCTTTCTAGCTTTACCATACGGTTTTAGTACATACCCATAATCTGACTCTTCAATTACACCGTTGTAATAGTCATATAAAGATCGTAAATGATCTTTACGTTCACTTGTTCCGTGTCCAGATATATTTATAAATGCTTCAACACATTCTTCTTTCCACTTTTTAGTCTTTTTACTAAGTGGTATACGCTGTTGTGGTATGTTATCTTCTCCTTTATACATAATTTTCAAAAATACAAATTAATACTTCATGCCTTGCAGTGCTTATACATTTTAAACTATTCCTTATAATATAGCACTAATAATAATTTTGGTCAAACCACTTATTTGCTGATCCATCTTCCAATACTTCCCTAACTTCTGAATTGTACATTTCTCTAGTGTGGTACATGCCAATCATTAAAGCCATTACCCTGTCAAAATTTCCTCTATGATTAAACTTTATTAATTCTTGTAAAAGCGCTAAGTCATATATCTTATGCATATTTAATACTTGAGAACCATCTTCATTTACATGTCTAACGGTATTTAACCAATCTCTAATATACAATTCACCTTGACGTTTTCGAGGTTCTGTAGTATGCATACCAAACTGTCTTTTTACTGTTTTACTTCTAAGGTTCTTTTTATCAAGCATTTCAAATTCTTCTTGAAGCCTGTGTAATTTTCTATGCCGCCTAGCGTAAGCAATAACTTCACCACGGTCATTCTCAAAACCTATTTTTGCATTGTAATAGTCTGAAAGCATAAACATATTTCTGTTAAACTCATCTTGACTATGTGGTCTTCCAACATAAGAAGCTACAATCATATCATCTGGCCGGGATATATTATTAACCCTTTTAAGAACATAGCATGCTCCTAAAGATGATGAATCTGCAGATTGATTTTGCCCATATGGATCATGGCATATTAAATATAGATTAGCAGGAACTTGTTGACTTTCATTTTTATATGGAGACTCATATATTACAGTACACCCATTTAAGTTATCTTCTTTTCTGTGAGGGTATCTTAAAATAGGTCTAGCATCTCCTTCAAGTTTAAACTGTATTTTATTTTCTTTTCCGTGATACAAAGATCCAGCCGTCCCTATTGTATGTAACTTGTTGACTTTTACATTATTATACTGTTCTTGTAAAGATGCTATATCAAATAGATTTGCTGAAATCTGAAGAGTAGCTTCTCTAGGATTCATTGGATGCTCTGCTATGTACTGATCAAGAGCTTTAGGATCATTTGTTCCCTTTTTCTTTATTCTGTTTTCTTCTTCAAAAGCCACTGCAGTATCTCTACTAGAGTTACCATCTTTATCTATAAAGCCTTCTAGGTTTTCATAAATAGGAACAAAGTGTCCACAGTATGTACCAGCCGCTCCTGCATCCCAAATATTAGAAAAAGATAAGCAATCATACGAATGTGGGTTGTAGAATAACTCTTCCATCCCTTCAAAATCAGCTCCTTCTGTACCACCAGTACCAAAAGCTACCATAGTACCAAGAGTGTTTGCACCTTGACGCATTGTAGGCATTGATACTTCCCAAGCTTTTAACAGCCCTGGGAATGCACCAGCTTCTTCAAAAAATATAAGTTCACCAGCTTTCCCCCTTACTTTATCTGGATTATCTTTTAGAGACACACCCATAATCATAGACTTCATGCCTAATTCAACATCTGCACCGTTTACATTCTTTTTGTAACCAGACATCTTGTTCATTTCTCTATCCTTAAGACGAGGTTGAGTCCATGCTGTATTATTATCCACAAAAGATAGGATCTCCCAGGCCTTAGACAACAGCCCATCACCAATAAGGTATTCCTTCTGTCCTGCAAACACATAATTCTTACTATTACGAACTAAGAAGTAATTTCTAGCAAGCATTGCTGCGGCTTTATATGAATAACCTTTACGACGTGCTTTTAACACTGTCATATGTTTATTAGATTTTCTACATTCATCTATTGCTGTGAAATATTTAAAATCTCCATCATAAAAAGCAGGAAATGTACGTTCACGTTTAGCTAGTACAGTACCATCAGGTAGGATCTCTTCTACAGACCTATCAATAGGGCAGAAATTTAAATAAAAATAGTGGTTACCTGTAATAGTAGTAGCACCTACAGTATAACCGTATAAACACTTTTGTTTTTGGTCATCCCAATACTCATAATAATCTTTAGTCCCAGGCAAGGCTCTAGTGTATACTCCATACTCCATGTACAATAGAGCAGTCTTCCTAAATGCATCAGTGTCTTTAAACATCTTTCAATGTACTTAGTATTGTGCACTTTTCAAAATCTTCTAAGCTGCCATAGTGATCTAAGAGCATTTCTATTATAGAATGCTTATCATTAAAATTAAAAGGAAGCGAAAAGTAATCTTTATCACTGTCATTTAATTCTTTATACAATTTATCTAAGTTCTTTTCTTTAGTTATAACTGCATACGCATTATCCATTGCTGTGTTTAAGTTTTCTAATCCTTCTAAATAATCCATTACTGACTGTATTTATTAACTATAACTCCACCCCTATTTGCAGAGAGAGTTTGTTGTTCTTTCTTGACTAGCTCTTCTAACTTACTAAGACCATTAACTACGTCGGCCATTTTAGATAGATTAGCTACTAAATCTTTTGCTTGATATATAGGTCTCCCATTATCATCTACATCTGTAAGATCTACAATCTCAAAGTAATGTTTCAACTTATTTATTGCAGACCTAGCAGCTTTCAAAAGCTTTATTGCGTGTGTTTCTTTTAACTCTATATATTTATCGCATGCAGCGTTAACTTTAGTATCAGGAGTCCATTTACTTTTAAACACACTGCTTATAATCTTTTCCTGTTTCTCAGTTAGGTCATAAACAGAGAATGGGGAGTTATGATCGCACATGTGGTACACATACGAGAACTCTTTAATAGCTATATCCTTTTTCCTCTTTGAGATTTCTTCAAACTCTTTAATCGTGAGTACGTACGGAGACACTATGACTGAGTCATTACTTATTGTTAACAGTTCCATTCTTTTTATTTTGTATATGAGCTAACCTGCCCGGTTTAACAGAGAACTTACCAAAATAAGGTAACCTAACCGTTTCAAACTCCCCTTTCTTTATAACGTCATGTATAAATTTAAACTGGTAGTTTACTATATCTTCAACTTTACTTAGCGGCAGGTTATACTTCGTCGCTAGCTTTTGGATCAGGCTTTTTTTGATGCTCACTGTCTGTTAGTATTAATTCAACTGGCCATTTACTAGGCACGTTAGGGCAATCTGCAGTTTTCCATTTAGCTTTATGTTCAACTAAACACCCACATTTACCACATCTCATTTTCTCTTTTATTAAAAATGGACATGCGTTACAAATTTTTAATCTTTCTATATAATTTTCAGAAGACACATTTGGTGCCCCTTCTTTTACGTATTTAGCAAGTTCAGCAGTAAAAGACTTAGCCATAGAAAAAATACTTGGCAATTTTAATTTTTTTTCTTTAGACATTATTTAATTGTATTAATTTTTCTAAATAAATAGCTAAGTCCATCGCTTCTTCTTGGGCATGTATAAGCCACTCTAACTCTGTGAGGTCAGTACGATCCATTGTAGTATTGTACTTTTTCTTCCCTACTTCTGCTCGGCCTAGCAT